CGCGGCGGATCGTTCGCCATGGCCAGCCCGATCATCGCGCCAGCAACGCATCAGGGCAGCGACCGCGTAAACGATCCACACGCCCCGCTGCCTACGGTCACCTGCGCTAATCGCGGCGAGCTGACGCTGATCAGTCCAACCCTGATTCAAACAGGTTACGGAGAGCGTGCCGGCCAAGAGCCGCGCGTGCCGGGCCTTGATCAGCCTCTCGGCACTGTGGTCGCCGGCGGCGTGAAACATGCACTCGCTGCAGCGCACCTGGTCAAGTTCCGGTTTGCCGACGAAGGCAAGGCGCTCGACGAACCGCTGCCCACCATCACCAGCGGTGGCGACTACAAGCGCCCGGCCGGTGCCGCTCACGCCATGGGCATCTCAACCGTGTTCATGGCCCAGATGAACGGCGGGTTCAACACCACCGACGCCAAGAGCGTCGACGATCCGATGACCACGGTGACCAATACCGGAAGCCAGCAGCAGCTGGTGACGGCGAACCTGGTGCACCTGCGTGGCAACTGCGATGCACGGGACACCGCCGATCCGCTGCACACCATCAGCGCCGGCGGCACTCACCACGGGCTGGTCACCGCTTTCATGGAACGTCAGTTCGGCGCCAGCGTTGGCCAGGGCGTGGATGAACCGGCGCCGACCATCACAGCAGGCGGTGGCGGCAAGAGCTCGCTGGTCGAGCTGCAGCTCTCTCCAGAGGTTGAGGCCGGCGCGCTGCGGGTCGCGGCATTCCTGATCAGCTACTACGGCACCGAGAACATGAGCGCAGCAGACGCGCCAGCGCCAACGATCACCACCAAGGATCGCCTCGGGCTGGTAACCGTCACCATCAAGGGCACGCCTTACGTGATCGTCGACATCTGCCTGCGGATGCTGCAACCGGCCGAGCTGTACAAGGCTCAGGGCTTCCCTGCCGACTACATCATTAGTCACGGAGCAGACGGCAAGCCGTTCACCAAGACCCAGCAGGTGCACATGTGCGGCAACAGCGTCAGCCCTCCGCCGATGGCTGCACTGGCACGGGCCAATGACCCGTGGCGCGCCGCCGAACGACAAGCCGAAGCCGCGTAACCCAGCCTCCAACTCCGCGGCAAGGGGAACCAGCGCCATGAAATCAACCGATCTTATGAGCTAGGGCAGCACCTTAATGCAGCATCAGCCGTCCAGTGATATTGCTATCGATCAGCGGGATGATCCCGCTGCCCTGCTGGTCGGCCAGCCACCGCCGTGACAGATAAATATCAAACTTCAGGATGTTTCGTTTAAGCAGTTCTGTTGCGGTTCCAGTAATCCGGTACCGCCCGCACTCTGGGCACGGAATTTCCTCGCTGTCTGGCAGCACAACTGGTGCAACGCTATTTCCGCAGATGTAGCAGCTCATGGCGATCCTTCTTGGGTAATCGCGGAACTGTACCTGATCCATTGAACTCACTCCACCGCCCGGGTATGGCCCGGCATAGGACACAAGCATGTGCAAAGTAATGCGTTATGACCTTGACCGTGAGACCGATGAGTCGTGTGCGGACATGGTGCCTGCCGATGACGGCCAGTACGTCCAGTCGGCTGACTTCGACCGGGTCACCGCCGAGCGTGACGCCCTGCAGCAGCGCCTGAACGCAGCGGATCAGCGGATTGATGACTTCGCCGGCGGCGAATGCGAATGGAGTCGCGAAGACGACAGCGGCATCTGGAACAGTGGCTGCGGTGAGACTTGGTCATTCCACGAGGACGGGCCGGAGGAAAACGGCATGCACTTCTGCCATTCATGCGGCAAGCACCTGGTGGTGGAGGTGGTTGAACAGGAACAGGATGACGACTGGCATATGAACCCGTGCAAGCAAGGTCACCGCGATGTCGGCGCGGCCGGCGGTGTGGCGGCGTGCAACCAGTGCGACGAGAAGATCGAAGCTGCCACCACGCAAGAAGCCTTCGAGCGCTGGAACGCGAGCCACCCGGCACCGCAGGAATGAAGCGCTTCATCCGCCGCAAGTTCGAAGCCTGGCTGATCCTGCTGGCAGCGAAGATCCTGATGGACCGCAACGTTCAGCGCTCCCCGGTCGTCTCCCGCCGCGACAACAGCGACATGTGGGCCATGGCGGAAAAGCTCGAACCCATCGTCACGCGCATCAGAAAGAAATACCAGTAACTCCCTCCCCCTTCAAAGTCAGCCGCTATTTCGAGGACGCTGACTTAGGACTCGCACTTCCAGCAGCAGCCAACTGACGAGCTCGGCTTACGCCCCAAGCCATAGCTCTGGTCATTGATTCACCCGGACTTGGGTTAACGGTTTCTTCATGCAACGCCATGCCACCGGAAGCATAAACACCGATGAACATTTGAGTTTCGCCGGTACGAGATAGCCTGACCTGCACGTCGATGTGAGTTCCATTACTGAGAGTTTCATCATGTGTTCGGTTGTGGATCTCGGGATCTGCCCAAGCCCAGAAAATGTCGCCGCGAAGCCTCATACCGCCCTCCTGCCTGTTCCTTGATAGGGGCTTAAAACTCCTCCAAAGATAGACCTGATCGAACGAAGCACAACGGCGCCGAAGCGGTTACGGACGGCTGGTTTCAATACCTCTACAGCTCCAATTCCCTTGTACATATTTTAGCCGCTATAGCGGCAAGGACGACCCATGAGTCAAATAAAGGAACGGCCGATCCTGTTCTCGGCGCCGATGGTGCGCGCCGTTCTGGATGGCCGGAAGACGGTCACGCGGCGGCCGGTCAAAGTTCAGCCGCGTTCACGTGCCGACATTGGCAGCTACGGCAAAGGCCAGCCCTTCATCCTTAACCCAGACGTCACGAAGCGCAATCCGGAATGCCCCTTCGGAAACCCCGGCGACCGGCTGTGGGTGCGCGAGACCTGGTACTGCGATCACAACGAGGTCATGCGCGGCCCCTACCTCAAACCGGATGACTTGGATGTGATCGAGGCACGCGACGACGGCACGCTGGTGTACGCCGCCGACGGGCTGACCCCGTATGAAACCGATCAGCCAGTTTGGAAACCGAGCATCCACATGCCGCGCTGGGCCAGCCGCATCCTGCTGGAGATCACCGACGTCCGCGTCGAGCGGTTGCAGGACATCAGCCGCTCCGATATCCGGGCGGAAGGCCTGCAGTGTCCGCCGGAGCTTGCAAGCGATGATGTTTCGCCGAATTACCGAGACTGGTACCCGGAGGCGTGGAAGGAGTTGTGGAACTCCACCGGCGGCGACTGGGACGCGAACCCGTGGGTCTGGGTCGTCGAGTTCAAGCGGGTGACGCTATGATCGCCCTCGCCTGGTTCGCCTACGTGTACTGCTACAAGGGGCCGCGGTGATGAGTGACGCACCGATTGAGCCGCAGGATTACATTTACGGCGTGAAGGTCGTTCAGATCGAAGACCTGCGCGTAGCCAGAGGATTAACACGGCGCCCAGCTTCCTCCTGCCGACACAAACAGTTGGTTTATGACCAAGGAGAGCGGCGCGTCTGGTGCCAAGACTGTGAAGTAGAGGTTGAGGCTTTCGACGCCTTTGTTGGAATAGTCGAGGTTTTCAGCGCCGGCATGAGCAAGCTGAATACTCGGCGCCGTGAGCTAGCAGAAGCTGAACAGTTCCAGATCCGTAGCCGCGCCGCAAAGGTGATGGACGAAGCCTGGCGCAGCACGAAGATGGCGCCGCTCTGCCCTCACTGCAATACCGCAATCCTCCCCGAGGACGTTGCCGGCGGCGTGGCGAAAACATCGAAAGCTTTGGTTGCCGCTGCACGCAAACGCCAGCAGACCACCAAGCCCTAACCCCTCCCCCAACTCAACAGCCTGCCGGTGTACGGCGGGCGAGGAATTCGCATGTCAGCAGTTCAACGATTCCACGAAGCAGCCAACGACGCATTGGTCAAACTCAGCGAGCATTGCCTGCCAGGCGCCAAGCTGGCCTTGGTGATTTACACCCTGGGCGAACCAGAGCGCGACATCGTCATCGAGGACCAAGGTCTGGATCGGGACGAGTTGGTCAGCACGCTGCGCCGGCGAGGGCTGAGCATCGACGGCGACAACGCCTACAAGCGCGACCTGTGCGATGCGATTGTCGGGACCTTGGCGTTCGGTGCCCAGGATCGTTGCCCACCACCAGAAGGTCATTGGGCGCAGCGGTTTTGGGATATGGGCCGCGAGTCATCAGCGAACACCCAAGAGCTTGTCTCTACCTTGGAGTTTGTCTCGGGTTGCCTGATGGATGCGGCCGCCGGGAGAGATTTGCCCGCGGCCAAGCTCGGTCGAGCGATCGCGACGTCAGCAGAACTGCTAGCCAAGCAGTCGTTTTAATCTCAACCCACCTTCTGCCGCCACGCGCGGCATGGAGCATCACAATGGCAAAAATTCTGGCCCAGATCACGGTCAAGTTGCCGCGCCTTATGGAGGCAGGCGAATACAGAAAGCTCCGCTACGTCGGCGGCAAGCCGAGTTTGCAGCAGTTGAAAAAATGGATTGAGGAAGGCGAAGTGGTAGGAGAGGTAAAAGGCGGGATGTATTTTGTGGATGTGCAGGCGGCCGTGATGGGGTCAGATGATCCCCTGCTGGCCAAGATGTTGGAGATAGGCTGATGGCTGCCCGGCCGCGCACGCTCAAAAACAGGAAGCTACCCCCAAATCTTTACCCGAACGGTAAATATTTTCGGTACCGGAACCCAATCACCGGTTTGATGACGAGCATCAACCGCCCACTTGAGGAGGCAATCAAGCTCGCGCACGCAGCAAACCTCAAGGTTGCGGCGCTGGTCGTCGATGACGGGGCGCTGCTCACCCTGCTGACCGGCGACCGGTTGCCAACGGTGAGCAACCTGCTGCAGCGGTTCAATGACGAATGGCTGGTGGACAAGGGCTATGCGGCGCGGACACTGGAAGAGATCAAATTCAAGCTTGAGCGGTACCGGCAGGATCTCGGCGACCGACTGATCGGGCAGATGGATGTGCTGGACATGGCTGAATACCTGGACCAGTTCAGCAACAACGCCTACACAAAGCATCGCGGGCTGTGGGTGCAGATCTTCGCTTTCGCCGTGGCCAAGGGGTTGGCCGAGCGCAATTGCGCCGAGCTGACGCTGGTCAAGAAGGAAGCCGAGAACAAGCGCCAGCGGCACACGCTGGAAGGACTACAGACGATCATCGGCGCGGCGACCACGCCGCCCTGGCTGAAGCGGGCAATCCGCCTGGCACTGGCCAGCCTCCAGCGCCGCGAAGATATCGTGACCTGGCTGAAGTCGGCGGTCCACATGGACAAGAACACGCTGACCGTATCGCCGGGCAAGACGCAGGGCTACGACAATCCGGTTCACCTGAAGATCACCATGGGCGCCGCGCTGCGTGAAGTCGTCGGCGAGTGCCTGCGATCGCCGTTGGTGTCGCCCTATCTGATCCACTACAAACCGAAGGCGCGGCGCCGGGAACAGATCGACGCGAAGGATCACTGGACGTCGGTAACACCGGATTATCTGACCAAGGAGTTCAGCAAGGCCCGCGACGCCGCGCACGCCTACGACAACGTGCCGGCCGGTGAGCGCCCCACTTTTCACGAGATCCGCGCTTTAGGTGCATGGCTGTATGAGCAACAGAACTTCCCGCAGGAATACATCCAGGCACTGCTGGGCCACGCGGACGAGAAGATGACGAAGCACTATCAGGAGGGACACGGCGACAAGACGATCGACTATGTTGAGGTGAGCGCCGAACTGGCGTTCTGAGGTGGGGGTTTTGCAAAAGTTTTGCAAAAGTTTTGCAAATCGCAGACAACAAAAAAGGGCCCACCTTTCGGTGAGCCCTTCCAGACCGCCCAGCAGAGCGGATTTTGTTTGGTAGGCGCGATTGGACTC